GCCAGCAGGTGGCGGTGGCACGTGTGTTGAGTGTGTAACAGAGTACATGCAGGAGCAGGGCATCAAGCCGCAAGCGTGTATCGTCCTAACAGATGGTGACTTGTATCGCGGATGGGGCACGTGGAATACGCCTGTGTTGTGGTGCATCTTGGACAACGACAGCAAGAAGCCCGACGTGGGTACAACTGTACATATCAAATCAAGGGAGATGTAAGATGGCAAAATGGAAGGAGATACCGTTGGGTAAAGTTAAGAACTTATTCATGGACGCGCAGGAGAAACTCGAGGATGAGAAAATGCTCGACGAAGTATTCTACAACGTCATGGGTCGTTACCCACTCAAGGGTGAGGCACTGAAACAGTCTTTGGACAAGAAGAAGGTCGGTGATGAAGACGCATGACATGCCTAAACATCGGCACAGGATGCGTACAAATCTTAAACCTAGTGCAAAACACAGGTTAGCGGTGGCTATATCTACAGCAAATAGAGGGCGCAACATAAAGCCCCCAAGCCTGTCGATCCCACCGTGGGTTATGAAGGAGACGAAAACATGTTAGCAGGAATGTGTTTGGCCCTAGCCATATACCATGAGGCGCGAGGTGAACCGCTTCATGGGCAGCTTATGGTTGCCAAGGTAGTAGTAAATCGGATGGCGTCAGATAAGTGGCCGTCCGACATGTGTACTGTTATCAAGCAACCCCGTCAGTTCTCTTTCGTTCGGAAGGGGAAAGCACCAAAGCCTAGAGATAAGGTGGCATGGGCTATGTCGCAAGCTCTGGCGGCTGAGATACTAAAAGACCCTAGCATACTGCCATACACAACCGCAGATCACTTTCATACGACGCAAGTCAAACCGGTATGGCGCAAGGCACTTTACAGGGTTGCACGAGTAGGACAACATATCTTCTATTCGTACGATCATCCAACGGCTATACAAACTAGCCTACGACCCGAGACTAGACCTAAGAACTTTTAACTTAACTTTCGGGCACCTGCCCGAATACAAATGGAGACTACTATGGGATATCATCATCAAAGAGTACCTGCACTTATAGCAGCGTCTAACGAACGGCACCAACTCAACGGAGAGCGAATTATACACGAACTAAAAGACTTCTGCACTGCGATTGAGAAATCTATTGGGGCGCGTGGAGTTAAAACAGTTATGCGGACCGCGAACACTGCGTGGGTCTACATGGAAGGCGAAGACATGGCGATGGGGTGGGTAGGCTACGGTGACTTCCAGACCAGCCGAACCGCAAAGGATAACAAGTACGCCGTGTATGCACGAGGTATACGCAACATGAAGTACAACGACATGAACGATCAACACTTCATGCGTGTGGCCCTGAAGATGGATGTGGCCCTGAAACATGCCAAGGCGTACTTAATTAACTACTCTACATCCGAGACTGCGCAAGCCCTGAGTGTACCCGTGAGAAGAGATGTTGATGAGGTACGCAAAGCAGCACAACGTGAATACCAAGTTGCTTTAGACGTTCTTGGTATAGAGTCAAGTAAGTACACTAACAAAACTGGTCCACTCTTACAGGAGCTAGGTTACATGGTGCTGAGTGGGCATACCTTTACAAGCCCTGAGTTGGGCGCAAACATTCAAGACATGCTCAACAAGAAGAAGATAAGCTCCCGTTTCAAAAACGACGCTGTTGTGCCTATGGACTTCGTGCGCGTGTACACAACGAGCTACGGCGAACAACGTGTGGACACTGTGCGGATAAAAGACATAACACATTACAGGCGTGAGGTAGACACAGACCACAACCGGACGTGGCTTGCCAAAGAACTACCCGAAGAACTTATGGGTAAGATCGCGGTCATGGCTATGTGTCAAGACGATGAGTTCGTAGAGGACGTGGGCTTCAAGGTAAGCGACAATATGTTCTACCTCTATGTAGAAGATGTTACCACGTGAGTACGTCAGACGATAGCACATACCGAGTAATCCTATCAAACGAGACTAAAACTGTCTCCGTGGAATGCTTTGGTATGTACCCGCTTGACAGAAGTGTTGACGGTACTTATGCTTCTGTGGACGAGCTACCTCTATGGATACAATCTAAGCTGGCTGTATTGTCTATGCTAGATGTCCCACCACCACTAAGTGATGTGGAAGGTGTGGGCAGTAAGCTAAGTCCTTATCTATATTGGGTGTACCCTTAAATTCGGGCAGGTGCCCGAAACTCAACGGGGTGGTTAGCGCCACCCCCACAACTGGTATCGATGGAGATTACTATGACCCCCGAAGCAAAAGTTAAGAAAGTTGTCACTAAACAACTGAAAGAATTAGGTGCGTATTATTTTTACCCTGCCACTGGCGGCTACGGCAAGAGCGGTGTGCCTGACATAGTAGGGTGTTACCAAGGGTTCTTCTTTGGGTTCGAGTGCAAGGCAGGTAAGAACACAGCCACACCTCTGCAAGAGAAGAACCTCGCGGAGATCAAGGCCGCAGATGGTTTAGACCTGATAGTAAACGAAGACAACATGCACGACGTTTCAGAAATATTAGAAGACGAAGCGAACCATCGTAACTTTCCAACACATTATTAATTCAACTGGCTAAGTTGTGAGAGGCCAATTCATAGTAGAAAATATCCGCAACAGTATGGGCGAAGTCTCCAGTACGCTAGATATAGCGTAAAAACATTGTGACCATACCGGAGAAACCACGAGACGGTTAGCCCCTGCGTGCTAGCGTGGGGCACCTAACAACTGAGGAGGAGTAGCATGGAAGGTGGGGAATTAAACCCGTTTCAACAGAGCGAACTGAAATACCTGAGACAACAGGTGGATACTCTACAAGAGGAAGAACATCGTAGAGATGCGCGGCCCAACGTACAAAAAGACTTATGGGTTGCACGTGAGGAATTAGATAGGTTCGTGAGGAGCCTACGAGCAGCGGGATTAAACATATGAATAAAATAGACCTTATAGGTGTGGCTAACAAAGATGCGTTTAGCGATGCCCTAAGAACGACCAAGCAAGGTGACACTATAAACTATCACATTGGTCAGTACGCAGGGGGGTTGTTTAAGAAGGACGCCCTTACAGCAGCAGAAGCGAGATTGGTAAACCTCGTGCAAAAGAAGTTAGGTGCTGGGCTTTTCCAGTACGTAGCGCAACGGACTAAGAAACGATTTAAAACCTAAACAAGGAGAACGACATGGTTAAGAAAATAAAGCGCGGCAAGAAGCAAGTAGCCGTATGGTCTTACAAAGTTGACCACCCACTAGCCTCGGCAAGCGAAGTTGCGAAGGCCACCAAAACATCCTACGGGTACGTGTACAAACTGTTCCAAAAGATCGGCACGCCAAAGGAAGTGATTGAAACGGCAGTTAAAGCACAAGTAGACGCGTGGGTTATCCCAGAGACGTCCGAATCGCCGGGGCCACGTTCACACTCACGTGGTAGTATCTTAGACACAGCCAAAGAGTATGTGACTAAGGACCGAGCGGCTGACCACGGTGACATGGAAGATAACTTTCAGCGCATTGCCGCCTATTGGAACACACACCTTGGGTTAATAAGTTACATCAAGGACACTGATGTCGCTGTTATGATGACCCTGCTGAAGGTAGCACGTATCCATTCAAACACTGCAAATGCTGACAACTGGATCGACGCTGCAGGTTACATGGCATGTGGTGGTGAGTTAGCTGGTAAAGACTGATGGACCTTATAACCTTAGACTTTGAAACATTTTACGACAAAGATTATTCTCTGCGTAAGATGACAACAGAAGCCTACGTCCGTGATCCTCGTTTTGAGGTGATCGGCGTGGCTGTAAGAGTAAACAACGGAGAAACGGAGTGGGCTAGTGGCACGCATGAACAGATTAAAAAGTACCTCAAGACCTTCGACTGGGGCAAAGCTATGTTACTTTGTCATAATACTATGTTTGATGGTGCCATTCTTAATTGGCGTTTTGATATTCGTCCTCGCATGTATACCGATACTTTGTGTATTGCCCGTGCCCTTCATGGGACTGAAGCTCGCGCAAATCTCGGGGCGTTATCTGAAAGGTACGATATCGGCGTTAAGGGGACAGAAGTCTTGGACGCACTTGGAAAGCGGCGTGGAGATTTTGGACCCGAAGAACTAGGTGCGTACGGGGACTACTGTATCAATGACGTGATCCTAACCTATAAGTTGTTTAGTATTATGGCACGTAAGTTCCCTAAGTCGGAGCTACAGTTGATCGACCTCACCCTGCGTATGTACACTGAGCCTACGTTAGAGTTGGACGACGCCCTGTTAACCTCACACCTCGACGACATCAAAGAGCGTAAGAGTAAGCTGTTAGTAGATGCAGGTGTGACGGACAAGAAAGAGCTTATGTCTAACCCCAAGTTCGCTGAGTTGCTAAAGGGGTTTGGTGTTGAGCCACCTATGAAGATTAGCCTGACGACAGACAAGGAGACGTTCGCGTTTGCCAAGTCAGACGAAGGGTTCAAAGCATTACTCGACCATGAGAACGAGAAGGTACAATCTCTAGTAGCTGCACGCCTTGGCAGTAAAAGTACCTTGGAAGAAACGCGGACGCAAAGGTTCATAGACATCTCTGCGCGTGGCCTTCTACCCGTACCTGTAAGATATTATGCAGCACACACTGGACGGTGGGGCGGGGACGATAAGATCAACCTGCAAAACCTACCTAGCCGTGGGCCGAACGGTAAGAAACTAAAGAGTAGCATTGTGGCTCCCGAAGGGTATTCTCTGATCGACTGTGACAGTTCGCAGATCGAAGCGCGTGTGTTGGCATGGCTGGCAGGGCAAGATGATCTGACTAGCGCCTTCGCCAAGGGTGACGATGTGTATAAGCACATGGCGTCCAGTATATATAACGTGCCAGTAGATGGGGTGAGCAAGGACCAAAGGTTCGTGGGTAAGACTACAATTCTCGGTGCTGGCTACGGTATGGGTGCGGTCAAGTTCCAACTACAGTTGCAAGGTATGGGTGTATACATAGAGCTTGAAGAAGCGCGACGTATCATTGACATCTACCGCAGTACCAACGGAGCTATTAGTCAGTTATGGCGTGACGCCAACAACATGGTGCAGTACATGGCCCGTGGCGATAGCGTACAGTTTGGCAAGTCGGGTGTCTTGCAAGTAGATGCACGCAAGAACGCCATCATGTTACCTTCTGGGCTACCCATGTTCTATCATGGCCTAGCCGCAGAGAAATCCGAACGTGGCTATGAGTACACCTACCGAACCCGCAAAGGACCGAACAGAATATACGGTGGTAAAGTTGTCGAGAACGTGTGCCAAGCTGTTGCACGTTGTATCATAGGGCACCAAATGATACTCCTTGCTAAGAAGTACAAGGCTGTGCTAACTGTACATGACTCAATAATCACATGTGTACGTGACGAAGAACTAGATGAAGCACAAGCGTACATGGAAGAGTGCATGAGCCAGACGCCCGATTGGGCCGAAGGATTACCTATAACCTGTGAGAGTGGCACAGGCAAATCATATGGAGAATGTGAATAATGGATGATCGACATGAGTTTATAGCCGCAGAGATAGAACGTGCCTACGTTAATGCGGACGACGATTGGAAAAAAGAATATTACCATAACGCCGCTAACTACCTAGCTAAAAACCGTTATGTAGAAGGTGGTAAGATTTGCGCGTTTTGCAGGGCGCAAGGGATGGCCGACCCACACCATCACAATGTTTGGGGTGCGATGATGACCTCTCTGAGAAAGCTAGGTTGGGTTGAGAAAATTGGTATGGTTCAACCTACTACAAAACACACGCATATTAACGAAGTATGTCAATGGGAGAGTAAGTTATTCCGATGACACCTAAAGTAGCTCCGTGGTCTTTCAGCAGGATCAAAGCATTTGAGCAATGTCCTAAGCAGTTCTACCATGAGAAGATACTCAAGGAGTTTCCGTTCAAGGAGACTGAGGCT